ACAAGGTGGATAAAGCAGAGGTGGATGAGCTGAAAAGAGAGCTTTCAGAGGTGAAGGATGCTTTCTTCGCACTTATAGGTAGGGAGTAGTTTGTTTTCATAGATGTGGTTTTTCCTCCTATCCTCACGTGGGGTAGGAGGTTTTTTGTTTGTACTGATTCTAAATTAACCATCATAGGTTAAATTCTCTGTTAAATATTTGGCGGTTTCGGCCATCTCTCGTATATTCGTATAAAACATTTACGCTATGAAACGAGAAACCATTATCAAATTGTTCACCTACTTCCTTAAATGGGAGAACGTCTACGAGAAGTTTGAGGAGCGTTTTAAGGAACTAAGGTTATGCTCCGTAAACGATTACCTTGAAAATCCAAATTTGGATCCGAAAGACTTTATCATCTCCTCATTTATGTGGCCTATTGATGAATTACACCAATGGCATGACCTTCACAATCTATGGCAAAAATATTGCACACGTTATATACTTTAATCATGGACAGAGACGAAACACACAGAGAGACTGTTGACTACTGCGAGATATGCGGTAGCATGGATTACATCAGAATGACCGATGATGGCACTTATATGTGCGAATCGTGTAGGGAATCACATACTTGCTACGAATGTGGTGTGATCACATCCGATGTCGAACAGCACAAACACGAGGGGGATGTATATATGCTCTGCTCGTGGTGCGAAAATATGTACGCTAATCAGCTTGATGGGCCTACTGAACCGAAAGAATTTCACTTTGTTAAACCTTAAATATTTACATTATGAAGATTCCAAAAACAAAAGCTCCCGAACCTGTGCCCGTAGGCGTTTTCCCTGCGAGGTGTTACAAGATTATCTATTTCGGCACAATCCCTTCACAGTACAAGGGACAGCAGATGATGAGGCCGATCATACGCATGGATTTTGAACTGCCAACAAAAACGAAAGTTTTCGATGAGCAGAAAGGTCCGCAGCCGCTGTCGATCTCCAAAGAGTACACGGCATCGCTGAACGAGAAGTCCAACCTCTATCATGATCTGACCTCATGGGTCGGGAAGCGTGTGGATGCAGAAGACTTTGAGATCAATGAGCTACTGGGCAAGGAGTGCTATATCAATGTGCAGCACAAGGAGAGCCAGTCGACAGGGAATACCTATTCCTTCATCGCCTCGATCATGCCTGTGCCGGAAGGAGCAGTTGTTCCAGATCAGGTCAACCCTTCATTCATGTGGGATTTTGAGGAGAACTTCGATCAGGGTATTCTGGCTAATATGCACGAGTATTTTCAGGACAAGATCAAGTCTTCGACTGAGTACAAGGCAAAGATGAATCCCATTGATGTACAACAGGCTCCCATGCCTACTGAGAAGGATGATCCGGGTGAGCCTGTTCAGGATGATCTGCCCTTCTAGTGAAACTACCTAACAACATACACGACCCCGAACGTGAGGATCTGATCAGACAGATCGAAGTTCTTTTTGATGTATACAGATACGATGACTATATCCGGAACAGCTACTGGGCAAGGATGGATGATGAAGGCCAAGAGGCTATCCTGGAACAGGTCAAAAGGGATCTGCCTGATGGGTTCTCACGGGGTCGTTTTATGATGAAAGACATTCACAGACAATTAAGCAAAAAAGGATGCTGATTATACCCGCACAATTGGAAAGTTACCGCAGTCTGAAGGATAGGACGCTAAAGCTGGTCTTTGAGACTGTTGAGCCTAACCCGGAGCAGATGGCGGGCATTCAGAAGAATATTATGGATGCTGGCTTTTTGGCTTTCGCCTCAGAGCCTTTTTCGGACTCACAGAAGAAGTTTCTAACGGAGATGGAGGTAGACTATGATGATCCAGGTAAAACACCCTCTAAGCGCCTGAGAGGCGTTTTGTATCGCGTATGGGAGAAACACCCTGACGGCTATGAGCTGTTTGAGGATTTCTACCGTGCGCAGATGGAACGTATTATCAATCATTTCAAGAACAAGATAGACGGACTGAAGCTATGAGGCGCCATGTTAGAAACTACTTCAAATTCTTCGGCTATGGTGAGCAGGATTTCGTACCATGCGAAATCTGTGGTTCGAGGGCTGCTGACATTCATCACCTTACCTATCGCTCTCATGGTGGTGATGATACCGTTAATAACTGTATGGCTCTCTGTCGTTATCATCACGATATGGTACATGATGAGCAGATTAGCGAGGAGGATCTCAGGATTGTTCACGATAACTTCATAGTCGATCATGGTAAATTTTAGACCCACTGGAAACGTTACCAGTAAAACAAGGGATAGACTCTCATTAGTATATTCCCTTGGATATGAGATAAGAAAGGGTAAGAACGATGTTGTATTTGTCTTTAAGCGTATCCCTAGAGGCGATGGATCATATAAACTCAGGTTGGTTACAGCACAACAGAGGAAGTATTTGTTTTCCTGGCTATGCGAGCGACATGATCTAAAGGTGGTCGATAAGGTAACCGATGATAATCCTATTATTTAATGGAAAAGTATTACTGCCACAAATGTATGTGGTCGGGACACTTCCCGAACGTTGTTAAGGTAGAGAGTAAGGACGGCTCTGCCAGGGTGATCAAGTATCTCCCTTTTTGTCCTGATTGTGATAATGATAAATTAAAAACTGTAACGAAATGAGACTAACATTATTGATTATCTGTATTTTACTTGCTGGTTGTTCTACTACGAGCAAACTGGCATGGGGAACTTTATACATGGTTGACTCTAAAGAAATAGAGAGTATAAGAGGCACAATAGTACGAGAAAACTTTTTACTTGCTAAAGACATGAGCTTTGCCAATAGTGGTATTGTGACAATTGAAAAATTATCTAGAAATGGGGAAAGCGATTATTATATTACTGTTAGATACCAGGGGCCAAGCTGGCGATTTATGGAAGATATTGATTTAAAAATAGACGGTGATATTATTACCTTAACAGATGAGTCTCCTTATAGACACGTAAATAGTGGTGGTGGTGTTGAGGAAACGGTTAGGTGTTATTTGAGTGAGGCGGCTATACATAAATTAATTAATTGCGGTAGTATGGATATACAATATTTTTCCAGACCAATATCTATTCCTTTTGAAGGTTTAATGGCCATGAAAGGTTTTTTAATCCAATAATTTTTTTTATATTTGTAGTGTCTAACAATATCTGAATGGAACAGTTTCACGAAATTTGGCCCAATCCACAAGCAGCCCGCGTTCCACGGGGGTTAGACCTGTTTGTGGTGCGGGCCTTTATTTTGTGGAGGTTGAGATGAAAGAATTACCGTATTTCAAATTTTACCCAGGCGAATGGATGAAGGGTGATGTTACTGATTGTTCATTAGAGGCTCAAGGGTTATTTATTAATATTTGCGTTTTGTACTGGGCTAAAAACGGGGATCTTACTTTATCACGTGTTCAACGCAAGTTCAACACCTGTTCAACAGCTGTTCAGGAATTGATTGATGATAGTATAATAGATGTTTTTGATGATGAGATTACTATAAAATTTCTGGATGAACAGTTTTCAGAGTTTGAATCATTAAGAGAACATAAGGTTCGCGCAGGACGCGCCAGCGCTGAAGCACGTAAATCCAACACCTGTTCAACACCTGTTCAACAGGTGTCAACAATTAAGAGAAGAGAAGAGAAGAGAAGAGAAGATAAAGAAAAGAGTTGTTTGATGAAAAACTCCGGGGTGACCATTGAGGATATTAAGGAGGGTATAAAAAACGATGAGGATATAAGACACGCTGATGTGAAACATTACTTTGACGTGGTGATGGATTGGAGTTCATCAGGTGGGCATAAAAAGATAGACTGGGTGGCAACGGTCAGAAACTGGATAAGGCGGGATAAAAAAGATGGTAAGTTTGTCGATGGTAGACCACCGTGGCAAAAAAACAGAATGATACACTGATGAAGATATACGCATTAGAAGAGAGTCGAACGTTTGACATCCATCTATCTAAGAATAGTGGTGAAGAGTCAATGTTGTGTCCGGTATGTTCGGCAGACAGGAAGAAGAAAAATGATAAATGTGCGTCATGGAACCATGATAAACAGGCCGGGAAGTGCTACCATTGTGATGAGCGATTTGTATTATGGAAGCCATACAAGAAAGAATATAAGCGACCAGAATGGAAGAACAACACTGAACTGTCTGATAAGCTCGTTAAATGGTTTGAAGGGCGTGGTATTTCGCAGTTTGTGTTACGCAAGATGATGGTAACCGAAGGTAGGGAGTTTATGCCACAAACTGGTAAAGAAGAAAATACTGTTCAATTTAATTATTTCCGTGATGGCGAATTGATCAACATCAAATACAGGGATGGCGCGAAAAACTTTAAATTGCACAAGGACGCTGAATTGATCCCGTATAATCTGGATGGCATTAAAGACAGTAAAGATGTGATTATTGTTGAGGGAGAGATTGACGCTCTTACGTTGTGGGAATGTGGTTTTCATCATACAATTAGTGTTCCTAATGGTGCTAATTTTGACTGGTTGGACAACTCCATTGACGCATTTGATGGTAAGGAGCGAATCATCCTGGCTACTGATGTGGATATACCGGGGATCAAATTACGTAACGAGTTGTCCTCCAGGTTGGGTATTGAGAGATGTTATAAGGTTGATTTTGATCTGTGTAAAGATGCAAATGAATATCTTTTAGAGCATGGAAAAGAAAAATTGATAGACATTATCAATAATCCCATACCTTTTCCGGTTGAAGGGATCTTTTCTGCTAAAGACGTACAGAAGGAACTAGATGTTTTATTTCATGAGGGATTAAGACCTGGGAAAAAAATAGGGGATCCATCATTTGATGCTTTACTTACATTTGAGCCGGCTAGATTATATACCATTACCGGCATTCCAGGACATGGGAAAAGTGAGGTTTTGGATTATATCCTCTGTAAGTTGAATATTCACCATCAGTGGAAGGTTGGTTATTTCTCACCAGAGAATCACCCCTTGCAGTGGCACGTATCTAAGATAGTGGAAAAGGTTTCAGGGGGTATGTTTGGAAAGATGGATAAAGAATTATACCAGTACACGGTGGACTATGTGAATGATAATTTCTTCTTTATTTCACCAGAGGATAACTACGATGTAGACAACATACTCGAGAAAGCAAGATATTTGGTGCTTAAGAAAGGTATTAAATGTTTTGTGATCGATCCATATAACAAACTAGAGCACCAAATGGCTGGTAATGAATCAGAGACAAACTACATATCGAAGTTTCTAGATAAGATACTGAGGTTCGCCAAGATCAATGATGTGGTTATGTTTCTTGTTGCGCATCCACGTAAGATGCAAAAGAGTAAAAATACTGATTATTATGAGGTGCCAACATTATACGATATATCCGGTTCTGCTAATTTCTATAATAAAACAGATTTTGGGTTATCTGTTTATAGGGATTTTATAGGTGGATTTGTTACCACCTATGTCCAAAAGGTAAAGTTTAAACATATGGGCCAGATAGGTGATGTAAATTGGCTTTACAATATCAATAACGGGAGATTGGCCCACTTTCAGGATGATAAAGCGAATGTTAAATGGGATAACTCATGCTGGTTGGATTTTCAAAAAGAACCTATAAATCTAGACAGATTTATAGAACCACAAAAAGAACTATTTGATGGAACAACAGGAGATGAAGCGCCTTTTTGAAGCAGAGACAAGGCTAGAGGCCACAAAGAAAAGACTGGAGATGTTAAGCGCAGAGCATCCGGGTAATATTGTCAGGGTGGAGATACCCAGGATAGGTCATCTTGTCAGGGGGATAATTTAAATTGATTCTAACCAAATAATTAACTACATTTAACCATGATTAAGATACGATCATTAAGGGTTTTGGACTCAGAGTTTAACATATTGGTAATCAAGTATCC